TGCAAATTTTACATAAGACCCACTGTCATATCTTTTGTTTTCACTCCAATTAACAAATGAAGAACTAATTCCGCCCACTGTTATTACTGGATCACTAGTTTGTTCAAATGGAGAATGGTATCTAATGTAAGGATCATTTTTATCATATCCTTTTAAACTGAAACCGCTTGCTAACTTTTCAATAATTAATCCACTGTAGGTCAAAATTTCTACTGGTGTAGACACATTGTAAATCAGTTGATAGTTTTCTTCTGGTACAAATAGTGTTGTTGAATTTAACGGAGTTTTACTGTCTAGTAACAGTTTAAATTTGTCTTTGTTGCTGTATCCTCTTACTTTAAAGCCTATTTGTGTTTGTAATCCAGCAAACTGTTTTTTGTAATCTGTATAGTTTGTTGTTTGAGAATTTTCAACTATTTCATAAACATAGTTTAATAATCCAGCAGTTAATGTTACTGTGCTGTCATCAACACTGCTCGGCCAGATAATATCTGAAGGTCTTATAGCAGTTGACGAATTGTACACAATCTGTCCACTAGCATTTCTGGTAATTTTATTTGTGTCTAATCCTATACCTATTGCTTTGTTTGGTTGATGTAAAATATAACTTTTTAAAAGTGCAAACGGATAATGCACACTTCTTCTCCATGTATTTTCTATAGGAGAATAATCACCAAACTTAAATTTGTCTTTGGTAAGTTGTAATACTTGACCTCTTGCATATGCACTATCATACGGACTTCTGATATTGCCTTCGCTGTCTACTGGGATATTGTTTGTTAAACCGGGTCTTTTGTATTTGTTTTTGATTACAATTTTTTTATTAGGTTCTCTTACAATGCCTTTCTCTAAATCTTGCCACAAAATTAAATTGTCTTTTGTGTACGGTGCTGGACCATACACAGTTTCCCACCATGTAGGTTCTTGCGAATATCCAAGCATTTCCCATGGAGCAATATTTGGTCTGTCGGTGTCGTAAGCATGAGTGTACACACCTCTCCAGAATCCTAACAAGTTTTCATTTTGAGGAGAAACCATATTGCCGTAGTTCCAAGTCAAACTGTTGTCTTGTGTGTGATAAGTGTTTGCTGTGTAATCTTCGTTGCCTGTAAATGTTAACCAGTCATTGAAATCGCCTAATAATGTTTTATTAATTGATTCAAATGTAAATTTATTTGTGCTGTATGCTCTTGGCACAAAAGATTTAATACCAAACAATTCATCATCGTATGTTGTTTTAATATTGTTAAAAATTCTTCTCTCCATTTCCAATATAGCATCATCTCTAAAGTCATTGAATGCAACTATGATACTTCCGTCATGACCTTGAATAACGTTCACTGGAGTAATTGCTGTTGTGTCTAAATAAATTTTAGGAGTGTATTTTGGATATAGTCCTAATTTAGTTGGTGTTGCTGGAATGTGTGATCCGTTAGTTGTTTCAAACTCGTTAACCACGATAATATCATCTAGTGCAACTGTTTTCGTAACTTGAACAAATCCGTTAACAAATACATAATCAACACCATGCACTAACTGTGTATCGTTGTGATACACGTACACTGCTTTAGTTGATAATGCTGTTAAATTAAAGTTATTAGACAGTGCAAAAAATTTATTATCTATATCTAAAACTGTGTGTCTAGTGGTTTTGAATGCACCAATACCCAGCATGTCTGTTTGGAAATACGGTAATGAATTATTATTGTCTTTGTTGAGTTTAATTAAAATTTTATCAACCACTTGACTAGGAGTTCCGTCAAATCCTAAATCGTCCATAGCACTAATAAATGATCTTTTGAATTTAAAGTAATCGTTCTGACTTCTAGTGACTGCTGAAATTAGGTTTACATCTTTGTTGTTTAACAAGTACGAAGCCAACACCATTGGTCCACTGTGTTGTAAAAATTTTCTACCGTATTGTGTTGCATTTGGGAAGTCTCTTAAATTGCTAAATCCTGGAGTTACACCTTGAATGTCTTTTAATTCATTAGTAATTGATTTAACATGATCAGTTACTTGCCCAACTGTGAATTTTGTTGTTTTTGCATTAAGTGGATTGGATTGTAAGTTTGTTGGAAATTCATAATGACCATTACTGTTTTTAGGTGTTGCACTGCTTGTTTTAATTACAACTATATCATTAACTGTTAAATTAGTAGTGAAATTAACATATGCTTCATTGTTGATTCTTAAAATTGACCAGTCGGTATTTTCAATTTTTTTAACATTATTAACAAATACATTCACGTTTAGATCATTTAAATCGCCACTCTTTTTGTAAACGTCAATAGCAAAATCATTTTTCTGATTGTTAGATGCAACATACTGTCTATTAACTTTTTGAAAACTGTCAGTGGGTGCTTTAGTCCAACCATTTACTGTTGTAAATTTGCCACTAGCATTGTATTTTTTCAAAAATGCTGTTTCAGAAGTTAAAGTTCCGTTGATATTTTGTGATTGATATGTGTAATTTTTGTTTAATAAATCAAAATCAAAAACAATATCTCCAATGTTTTCTACATTTGAATAAGTTAATGCAAATCCTAATTCAGTATCTACTGTGCCTGTGCCTTCAACATAAGTGAATATTTTGTTACCCATAAACGAACTGTTAGGATATACAATGCTGTCAGTGAAACTTACGCCATTGCTATCAAACAAATCAAACAAAGGAGTTTGATTAACTTTATTTTTTACTTGTGCTGATTTCCATGTTGTTCCATTGTAATAGAACCATTTTCCTTGATTCACGTTTCCGTCAGTAGCCAAAATAGTTTCTCCTTGTGATGGAGAAGCATTTGCACTTTCAACCAAACTGATTTGAGTTGTAACTGTGGTTCCTTCAGTAAACTTAATAAATTTAACTTCAAATATTTTGTCTTTAACAAGAGGATCGTTGTCAGCAGTAAACAACACTTTCATTCCATTTGTTAATGCGATGCCGTCAATGAAAAAACCTTGAGATCCTTCAACATCACTCATTACATCTGTTGTAACTGTGTCTATAAGATCAATATTTTCTTTCTTTTTAAAACCAAAATTATATAGTTTGATACCTGCTTCAAATTCAATGATAGGTCTTCGTGCTCTTGTGGCTTGATCAATGTTTGCAATTTGTCCGTTTGCTTTAGCACTTTCTTCTATAACAGATTTATGAATCCATCTGTTGGATCTACTCCAAGGATTTCTGTCTGGAGATGATCTGTTTATAACAATGTAATCTTTATCAACAGCATACGATGTGGCTGTTCCAAATCCCACAGTGTCAAAGTTTTTTGAATCAAATGGAATCGGTGTCACAGCAGTGAAGGGACTTTTTACTTCTAGTTCTTGTGCATTTATCAATTGAATTGCGTCACCTACACCTTCAACAAAATAATCTTTTTCAGCATATTCCACAGGTGTAACTGTGCCAGCAAAATTTATTTTCATACCATTTGATAATGCTACTCCATCAGCAGTGGTGTAATTCTTTTTGCCTAATACTTCATTAGTAATATCTATTGTTGAATTTTCTTCAATGTCGTATATTTGAATCAATCCCCAAGCATTAATATCGTTATCACTTCCGTAATATAGTTTTTCTGGTGCAGATTCTTTCACTTCAAAAGTTATAATTCCCTTTTCAACACTTTGCACATCGATACCATCAGTAACATTGTACGAAGCATCTAGTATTCTTTGTGTTCTTATAACAAAAGGCAATCCTTCTGCATCAATATCAAACTTGTATGTTTGACCTTTGTATAATTTTAATGTTGGGTTTGCTGTAAGCCCGTTGGGCGTAAAGATGTAAGCATAGTTGTCTGATTGATCAGACTTTGTTACTGAGTATGTGCTAATAACATTTCGCTGTTGTCCCGATATTGTGACTGTAGATGCACCATAAGGCATCCAAAAATATTCTCTGTAATTTACAAATTTGTCCCAATCGATTCTTGGTGACCAAGCATAATATTCTTGAGCATTAAGAACACTGTGATCAGAAGCATCACCATTTAAATTTTGTATTTGATTAACAAAGTCTATGTAGTCTGAATAAAAGTTTACATTGCCTAAATCGTCTTGTTGCACTATGCTGGGTTCAAATTTGTAATTTTCTCTATCAGCAGTTACTTCAGGCACATACAAATCAGATGCTTTGTAGGCATCTGTAATCTTACGTCCATAGTAAGCATTTAATTTTTCTAATGTTCCTTGAGATATTAGTTGGTCAACTGTGCTGTGTAAAAATTTGTTGTTGACTGGAGTTCTAAAATACTTAGGTAAAAATTCTGAAGATTCTCTTTTACCGTCATCCTTGCCTGCAGGCAAACTGAAGTCTTTTTGATTGTTGTCGTATGCCATTAATATCCACTTCCCCCACTAGAGCCTCCTGAGCTGGTAGGTAATGTTCCACTTAATGTGCTAACTGTTGACGAACTTGTTGCGATGTTTCCGTCTGCTTTAAGTTTAGAGGCTGTTACAGCATCTATTATTTCAACATCAGAAACTTTTGCACCACTAATAAAAATTTCATCATTTTCTGATTTAATTTCAAACAGACTTCCAAATGCTTTTGAACCTTCTTTAGGCACAATAACAAATGTTGCTATGTCTGGTGCTAATTCGTTCATCACATATGTGCTTAATTCTGAGAAATAAAATGTATCACCAAATTCCCAATTTTCTAAAGCAAAGAATTGATTTATTGCTGTGATAACTCGACTTTTAATATCACTATCATTAGTAACTTGACTGGAATTTTTAACAATTTTAAATGTTGCTTGTAAACCTGTGTCGGATTGTGATCCAAATAATATTTTGTATTTTACCGGATGATACACAATCGTGTCACTGATTGATTTAATTTTTGCTAACGGTGTATTAAAGTTTGTGTACAACGAATCACTGCTTGGTAATAGTGGTTTAGTTGCTGTTGCTCCTGCTAACCATAATCTAAAATTGATATCATATGTTCTTGTTAAAATATACATATCCATTATGTTAGATGAACTAGGATCTAATCTTGTGTTACCGTCCACTGTGTGAACGTATTGAAACTTAACACCGTCTCTTCCAATGTGTGCAACATAATTTGTTACAGTTGCAGTGGTGTTGGTTGTTGTGTTAACCTGTTTAAAACTGTTGCTGTCTATCAAGTACACAATTGAATTGTTTGGATAATCTCCAATAGTGCCTACCGATGTTTGTCTAACATAAATGTTTTCTGTGCCTGCACTAACGTATTGATACTGTTGTGTTCCATCGCTATCATTTATTAATTTTTGAAAAACATATTTTGTAGTTGGATTAGTAGCAGGATCAACCACAAGATCAAAAGCATTTGGATTGTCCACTATGCCATCTTGATCAGAATCAAATTGAGTAAGTTCTATTTTAGCACTGTCTACATATCCGCTTAAAGATCTGTACTCAGTGGACACAGCAAAATTGATATCGTTGTTGAATGCATTGTTACTGTCTGGTTTTGTGTTCACTGACATCACACTCACTTTGTCTTGAAGTGTTGTTCCTGTTTTGGCATTGAAATTTCTATCAGCACTGTCATAAAAGAATCTTACTTCTTTTTTGCTTTCAAACACATATCTTAAACCTCTATATGTGATTGTGTAAGTAGCACCGTTGTTGATACATTTGATTAACCAACTTGAATCTAGTTGCTGATTTGATTCATCGCCTGTTTTACCAATGCTGAAATCTCCATACACATTTAAATTGTTTTCGTCAACAACCATCCATTTTCTTGTTTGTACATCATAACGTATTCCAAAATTGTTATAAGCAAAAGCCTGGTCAATAATAACTGTTTTAACATCATCAGAAAATTGTTTTGCAAATTTAGGTAATATTTCACTAACAATAGCACCTGTAGGAATAACATCGTTGAATTTAATTGCTCCTGCTCCTGCTGTGGTATTGGTTGTCCCATCATTGTACACACTAACAACTGATGTCCAAATATATTCTTTTGATCCTGGATGATCTGCGGCTCCACTCATTAATGAATTGTCTTCCATAAAGTGCTTGCCTGTTGGTGCAACAAATTTAATCATAGCACCCGGTTCGATATATTTCAACTGACTTGCTGTGTATGTGCCAATTTGATAATCTAAAACGTTTACAGCATCTATTAACTTACCTGTAGATTCATTTGTAGCAGTTGTAACTTGTTGCCAAACTGGAATTAAATCAGTTAGTAATATTTTAGGAAATTTTTCTATGTAGTAGTTTCTAGTTTGATTTTTAGATAATAAAGGTTCTAATTGATTTATAATTACACCTTCAATGTCTGTTTGTGTTGAAAAACTAAACGAGTCAACATTTTCAGTTTCTTCTTTGTATATTATGCCATCAGCACCAAACACATTTGTGTTGCTGTATTTTCCTGTGGCATCTATTAAATCATAATATCTTGATATTCCGCTTGAAGTTCTATTTGTTGCTTTTACTTTAATAATTTCTTGATTAGTTCCTAATGGTGCAATTTGATAATCTTCACCGGTGATCATTCTGTTTTGTGTGTAGTATGTTGCTGGAGCATTTAATCTGATGTTGTCGTTAGTTTCAGATGTTGTTGCATTATCAACTGTGTATTGCAATCCAAATGTTAATGTTAAAACTTCTATTTGATTGTTTGATGAAACATACTGTACATCCACTTGAACGTTTTGCATATCAGCAGGAGTAATTCTAACATTTTGATTTTTACTTCTTCTGTAGTATACTTTAAAGTTACCTTGCGGTAAATTTCCAAATATTCCATCTGCAAATTTAAGACTGATTGAATCATCTGTGTCACTTAACACTGTGTAAATATTTCTTAAATCTTTTGCTGTTGAATTGTATATAACATTGTTACCTGTTACAGCATCAACTTTTGTCCATTCAGAATCTTCTAACCCTGTGTCAGTGTCCAATTGATATAACCAAACATCTGTGTTGTTTACATTGTTGGATTCAATTGCAACTGATTGATTGTTTGATGGTACATCAATTGTGAAGTCACCGTTATCAAGTACACCTTGTCTAAAGTGTGCAAAAAATCCTGTGTTGTTACTGCTGTTGCCTTTGCCATCATCTCTGTGAAGCACACTGAATTTTCTTCCTGTTAGTGGTGATTCTTCCATAATAGCACCATTGTCAAAAGAAGTTGAAACAACTTCAAATGGTAAGTTTTGTCCGTTGACAGATTTTGAAAAAGCATACACAGGCACTTCAGTACTGTTGGCATTGATTCTGTATTGGCTGGTTGGGATTGAATCTATGTTTTCTAATTTTACTGGATTGCCAAATTTTTCATTTTCTGCCAATGAAGCATTTAACACTTTTGTAAATTGTTCGTTCCAGTTTGTGTTGCCGGCATCATTCCAACTGACTGTTTGTCCGCTTAAATTTAAATTATTACTGTCCACAACATTTTCAGTTGTGCTGACACTTACAACTTTCATCAAACCATTTGCACATTGATTTCTTGTTGGATTGTAACTGATTAATCTTGCTAATCTTAATATCGAATCTCGTCTGTCTGCTGTTTCTAGAAAATTCTCTCTAGCATTCAAGTCTGTTCTGAAAGCCAAATTTTGTCCTAGATATGAAATCAAATCTATCAGTGCCAAGTACTCAGATGATTCAATATAATCGTTGAAATCTTCTGGATAATTCTGTCTGATGTACTGGATCATTGTTCTGCGAATGGTATCAAAGTCGTAACTTTTGAATTCCGCATTTTTGTAAGACTGATATACTCTTTTCCAGTCTTCTGCCAGCAATAATCTGTTTTGTCTATCTGTGGATGACATTGGTTTCCTTTGTTATAATATTATTTATTTGTTTGCATAAACAGAGCACTTAATTCAGTAACCCATTATTTTCGTCAAATGTCAATCTTAATTTTTCTGACACATTATATTTGACGTATGTTAGTTCAACTTCTATCTGTAACCCCGATTCAAATGGTGTTACAATCACTGTGTTCGCTGTTATTCTGGGATCAGTGTCGATTATTTTGATGATATCCTCTTTAATTGCTTCTTCTAGATCCGGTGTTAAAGGATCGTGTATTATGTCCCATATGATTGTGCCAAACTCTGGATTTTCAAGTTTCTCACCTTGTGATATATGGAAATGATTCAATAAATCCTGTTTGATTAATCCTATATCATTTAAACTGAATGTTGTGTTGTCTGGATTCACAGTGCTTAACCCTCTGTACATTCTTTGTGTAGCAGGTGTCTTGGCTGTTTGAGCAGATGTAACTGTGACTTCTTTGTATAATTTTTTGTGTGCCATAATGATATTTAACCAGCAATTACTTTACTACTACCAGTAGCGGTGTGTCCACAAGTTGCCGCGTCTCCTTCCCTGCATATGAATATTGAATTTGCTTTTACTTTTGCACTGCTACCGCTCATAGTGGCATCACAGTGCGGAGGTACTGGACAAGGTGCATGAGCTTCCACTGCCGCTCCAACAACAACAATTGGTACTCCTTCCACAATAACTTTTGGTGCTAAATTACCAACTATTGTGCCTACTGCTGTGTCTACGCCTACTCTACTAATACCTGGCATTATGTCCTCGCATTTTTAAATGTGTCTGGGATATTGATTGGTTCTGCAACCACAATATCTGACGGTTCGTTTCTGTCTGTTTTAGCCAACGCAACTGCCATTGGATCAAAATTTTCATGATGGCTCCATGGCTCGTGTTGTGGCACACGTTTCATGATGCTTTCATTTGCTTCGCCTGGAAGGCTGAAAGCCGCTAACGGCGGTACCGGTGTTGCGACAGCAATGCCACTGGCTAGATTTAATAATCCACCTACATCAAGATTTATGTTGCCGCCAGCATAATGATTGGTCGTGCCTCCAACTGTGATTGTTTGTGCGCCGCCTACTTCCACAGTTTGTGCACCAGTGGTCAATAAGTTGTGTGTTGTAGACTCTTGATTAACTGTGGCACTTTTTAAATTGATATCTCTACCTGCTTCTAGATTGAAATCTCTATCTGTTTTAAAGTTGAAATCGCCTTTGCTGTGAACACTCACACTGTCTTGTGCATAAAAATCAATCTTGCCGTTGGCAGTCATTTCAATCCATGCTGTGCCATTGGCATTGGCAATGTAGATTAAATCTTCTGAATTGTGCAACAACAGTTGATGTCCTGTTCTTGTTCTTATTCTAAACAGTTCATTGTGTGGAGTATTTTTATCACCCTCAATCACATCATCACCAATTTCAATGTTGGTGTACTGCATTGGTCCGTCTTTGGCTTTGGTTTTTCTTATAAATTTGTCATCTCCATCATCCATCACAAATGATGTTCCACCTGTTCTTGCTGTGACCACTGGTTTATTTTGTGTGAACACTTTGTCTATAGGTCCTGGAGTGTTTATGCCAAACACACTTGAAGGCACTTCACGTCTTGCACTTGATGTGGTTAGTCCTCTGATTTCATCTGCAATCAATCCTTGGTTGTCCAACACTGCTTTGAATAATCTGTTGATGGGTTTTTTGATCTGTAAAGGTTTGTCTGCAGGTTTATCTGCAAATTTTAATTTGTTGTGTTCGCCCACAGGCATTTTTTTGCCTCTGATGTCTGCATCTGCAGGATCTTCATTCAGTTCAGAATCTGTGGTGTCTGTGTTGCTCATGGCAGGTGTTGATCCTGGGATCATCACATTCATTAATTCTTGTGGAATGCATCCTGTCCAAAATGCTCTGTTGATGTTGCCTTCTATGAATTGAATCATAACTCTGTTGCCCACATCAGGTGGCACAAACCACATACCATAACTCTGTTGGCTGTCTCTGTGATCCTTGTTCTTAGCAAGTCCTGCCACATCAGTGGTTCCGTAGAACGGACTGAGATATTTTGCTGTGATGAATTGTCCTGTGTTTGTTCTGTTGCCTGAATCCAATGTTTTAACCAATTCAACTTCAATGGCTCCACTGAATTTAGGATCCAACACATTTCTCACAATGGCTTCGAAAGGTCCTTGATCTTTTTTAGGATCTACTGCAAATGATTTTCGTTTGTTGTTGTTTGCCATTATTCTACCGGTTTACTTGTTTGTATTTGTTTTGTGTTTTCACTTGAACCTTCTTTGGCATCAATGGTTGTGTTACCACTTCTAATGATGGTCAGTGTTTGTTCAAATTTACCTGATCTAAAATTATTTGCCAATGTGATCACTCTGTACAGTCCGCTGAACTCTCCCAGTCTCACATGTTCTCCCATGCCATTCACATATCCGCCGGTATTGGGAAATATAAAGTTGTCACCATTTTTTTCATAATCAATTGGTGTTTGAAAATTAACTTCCACATAACACATTCTGTCTATGTAATTGATTTCAGCTCTGCCATTGCCCATGTATTTTCTTCCTGTGGCAGTTAAATCTCCTTTGTCAGTGTAATAACTTCTTGGATCAACAAAATATTTTGTTGGCTCATTTGAATTCATCATGCCGCTGGTTGGTAAGAAATAAGGATCACCTATGATGGTTAAATCCAGTTTGATCAAATCCACATTACTGTTTATGATTCTATCATTCATTGATCTGGCTATTTTTAATTCCATTGATTCATTTTCTGTTCCTTCACCGCTTTGCGAGCCTTCACCTTTCACTCCTGCGGCTGTTTGTGTGCCTTTAAGATCATTTCTTGCTGGTGTTATAGTGTGTATCACTGTTTCTGTAACTGTTGAACTGTTTGCGTCTGTTTTGTTTTTGTCAGCAGAAGAAGAATTTGCACTCTTGCCCAAATTGGCTGGTACAGAATTGTAAAAACCAAAATTGTAATCCAATTGAAAATCTAATATGTCTTTGTTGTCTCCTGTGTACAAATAGTTGAACCCTTTCACAATGTTGTTTCTGATAGTGGTTGTGCCTTCTGAATATG